ATAAGAGTAGAATCTTTTTCTTTGCCATACGAAACCTTTGATTACGAAACTTTTGTTTTCAATAAATATCAATATACGAAAAAACGATTACAATAACAAGTGTGGTTTGGCTTCAATCAAACCATTCTGTGTAATCAAAACGTGTTCAGAATTTACATGAAACTCTGTAATGTTTCTTGCATTTACATAAGACATCGAAGAACGAACTCCGTCCTTGATGTCATTGATAATACGTTCAACTTTACCCTTGTAAGGAATCAACTTTGAATTACCTTCGACGTTCTTTTCTTCTAAACCATGAACTTGCTTTACTTCAGCAGAGGCAGAACCACGGTACTTCTTGAAAAGTTGTTCGTTCGGCCACATTCCCATTCTCTGAATTTCACCGGGGGATTCACGAGTACCTGCAAGAAGTGAACCTAACATCACAGAATCTGCACCAAGTGAAAGTGCCTTTGCAACATCACCAGTCATCTTGATTCCACCGTCTGCAATGATAGGAATATCAAGTCCTGTTTCTTCCACTCCTGCAATAGATTCAATTAGTGCAGTTACTTGTGGAATACCAACTCCAGTTCTAATTCTTGTTTCACAAAGAGAACCGTTACCGATACCAACACGAATTGCATCGGCTCCCCACTCTGCGAGATTCCTTGCACCTTCGCGAGTAGAAACATTACCAGCAATCATATCAACATATTCAGGAAGATTTTCCTTACACCACTTGATTGCATCCTTTACTTGTTTTGTGTTACCGTGGGCAACGTCAATGAGAAGAACAATAACACCTGCGTTTATAAGTTCTTGTGCACGTTCTTGATAATCACCTGTTGCACCAATAGCCGCAGCAACTAACTTCTCTTGTTCTTTTATCTTACGAGATTGGTTTGATTGTTCACCGATACTCATGAATCTATGAACTACACCAACACCACCGTGTGATGCCATAGCAAGACACATCTTTGAATCTGAAACTGTGTCCATCGGTGAAGAGACAAGCGGTGTTCCGATAACATATCTTTTTGTGAATTTAGTTATTAGTTCACATTGACTACGACTTTCTATCTCTGAATACTTTGGAATAATTTGAATATCATCAAATGTATATGCGTACTTCATTATTGAACCCTGTTCTTTATTGGACATAAATCATCTCTATCTTTGAACTCACACCAACGGCAATTCTTTTTCTTTTCGCCTTCAATCGGTGGATAGTAAATATCTGTTCTTTTATTACCTTCCGAGTCAAATGCCGTTTCAACAAATGTCTGAATCTCTTTCAGGATTTGAGTTTGTGAAACCTTACCGTGAGAAGGTGCAAATCGTTGAACACGTTTCTTCATCGCGGCATATTCGGCATCTTCAGCTATCTTACGTTTGAGAATAAGATACTCAATCTCAATATCATCAGGATGAATATCATACTGCTTGGCATAGAATGTTTTGTAAAGAACAAGTTGTGATGTCTTTACCTTATCTGCCTTTGTGTATTTGTTCCAACCACTTGTTGATGTTTTGAAATCGTAGATATGAATCTTACCGGTTTTCAAATCTCGCATCACCAAGTCGAGGAAACCAACAAGACGAACATTTGGATTTGACTCAACAGGAATAATGTTGATTGGCTTTTCAATACCAACAAGTTCCCAACCCTTCTTCATAAAGAACTCTTCACGGTGTGCCTTGAACCAACGGATAATTTCAATACCATCCATTAGGTGTTCTTGCATTTCATCACGGTGCGAAAAGTGTTCATCATTGTTTTCAGTCAACATCTTCTTATACTCCACACCCATCTTTTCTTTTAGGAGGTCTTCGAGTGGAAGTGCATTTGCTTCTTCAACAGTAGAACGATACAACATTTCCACATACATCTGAAGAACTTCGTGCATTGCAGTTCCAAACACAAGTGCGATTGATGGAGAAGGAACGGAAACCTTATCGATATAATTCAGTTTCCAACGATGAGGGCATCCCTTCCACATTTGGTATTGTGAGAAGGAAATTCGTGAAGAGGACATTACTTACCCCACTTCCCGTTTTGAACGAGTTGTGCAATGATACCGTAAACTGAAATATCTTTGAATGTATCTTCGAGTGATTCACCGACGGCATCGGCAGAACCAAACATAATCATTTGCTTGTACCGATTGATTTTGTCATTGAGACGGAAGAACAAACCTTGAAGTGATAACTTACGGTCTTGTTCTCTTTCAAGAGTTGTTCCTAATGAAATGTTATCCGGACCGTAGTTCTTTTGTTTACGGCAGAATAAAACATATTGGTCTCTTTGAATCTTCTTAAACTCATCAGTCATTGCAGGATATTTTTCTTCCATCTCACGAACGATTGGGTCTTCTTGTCTACCCAAGTCAATTTCTTTTATTGCCATCTTGTTCCTCATTGTAATGTCTTTAGTTGTTTCTTGAATTTTTCTACGTCTTCTTTCTTGGTTCCATAAGATTCCAAAACAGAAATAAGTTCGTTTGGATTTATTCTTACAAGGTCTCTAATATACTCAAAAATTACTTTTTTGCCAAGTTGATAATGTTGACAGAATAAATCTACAAACTGCGAATCTATATCTATCTTTTTCTTTTTCTTTGTGTATTTCAGATAGAATGTTGTCTTTGGTAGAATATCGTGAAGTAACTTGTAGTAATCTTTGGAAGTAAGGATGCCGTTACTATACTTTTGAAAGTCGTTCACGGCATCCGTTAGTTCCATTTCCATAGAAAACCAACGGGTGATAATAAAGTTATTCCACACCTTTTGGTCTTCTTCGGCAAGGGCTTCCCATTTGATTTTATCTTTGGTCACACCCTTTATCAAATCAAACAAGGTCTTAGCCATTCTGACCATACCCTGTTGGTAAAAATTCAGGATTGATATTTCCACACTCAAGACAAGCATACGTTTCAAGTGGAACGATTGCTTCCTTACCAGTTGGAGACATGAGAGCTGAAATCTTCTTGAAGAAGGTTACTGAATGAAAGAAATGCCCGTCACACTTATCACAAGTAATATCTTGTGCTTCGTTGAGATTTACATTTACACGTTGTGGTTGTTGTTCTCCACCGCCAATATCAAATATATTGCTCATATTATTTCCTTTGATCTATTTCCATAATAAGTTGAATAAACATTGCCATCGCATTAATTTCATGGTCTACTACCATTGCATCTTTGTATTGTGATTCCGCGATAATAAGAATCGCAGTTGATACAAACCCATTCGCAAATTGTTCTACATTATCATAAAGATAACGGAAGAGTGGGTTGTAATCACGGATTGAGTTGTCAGCAAGAATCTGACGAATCTCTGTGTACTTTTCTTTCTTGTTCTTACTTGACTTTAGAATATCAACAATCGTTGAGTAAAAGTTATTTTGAACAAGAGTTGACTTATCGAGTTGCATCTTACCATCGAGAATACAACGTTGAACTGTATTCAGGACACGACGAATATCGGGATAAGTCATATTGATAATTTGTGCTAAATCTTCCTTTGAGAACTCCACGCCTTCCGATTCAAGGATTCCCATCGTGTGAACTGCAACATCTTTCTTGGATGGAGGAACGATGTTGAAGATTTGACACCGAGATTGAATCGGGTCAATAATCTTGTCCACATAATTACACGTTAGGATGAACCGTGTTGTTTTGCTAAACGTCTCCATGATATTACGGAGAGCAGCTTGTGCATTAGGAGTAAGGTAATCGGACTCATCGAGAATGATAATCTTCAAACCACCGAAACCGATTGACGATGCGAACTGCTTGATTTTGTCTCGGACGGTATCAATGGAGTTCTCATCGGAAGCATTTATGTAAATGTAATTGTCTTTTGAAACTGTATTGGCTACAATCTTTGCAAGTGTTGTCTTACCACTACCGGCATCACCATAAAGAAGAAGGTGTGGTACATCACCTGATTGTAGGTATCGCTTGAACGTTTCCTTGATTGTTTCGTTTCCAATATACGTGTCAAGTGATTGTGGACGATACTTTTCCACATAGAGGGTGTGTTGGGGATTGAACATTTTGAAACCTTATTGTTATCAGATGAATACAATATACGAAATTTTTGGGACATTTCCAAATGAAAAAGGGAACCGAAGTTCCCTTTGTATTATCTTATTTTTTTATCGTTATGGTTCTTGTGATTTTTACATCAACAGGAACTGGTTCAAAGAAATCGCCAGGTAAAAAATCTTTTGCCAATTGACCCCATAAGAATCTGCGCGGTTTTCCACTCGTATATTTATTAGGGGAGTCCTCAGTTGTATGAACGGTTGCTTTGTTTATGTCATCAGTACCAAAAGTATTAGTACCTTCACCAGCCATATAATAACCAACTTTCATATTATTGGCATAATACGTTTGTTTTTTTAGAGAATCATTTACCGTGTGGCATCTGACAACATATTGTTCTGGCTCTTCAATCATTTTACCCTTTACCGAGATTAGTCCTTCATTCAAGGACTCCTTGATTGATTTGAGTGTTAGTTGTGATTCTTTCAGAAGCTCTCTTCTACTTGACAATTTCATTTTGTTCTCCATGATATATCATATAAATATGAATCAAAAGTAAAAGGGAGCCCGGCCGAACTCCCTTTTGGGAAGAATGTTCGGCCCCATTACCGTCTCAAAGGACGAGAGAGGAGGACACGAACTATACTCATAAATATATTAGTTGTTCTCCAAACGAACCAAGAAATATCGTGATTCAAATCCATCAATTTCAAACTCTGCCTTAGCAAGACCTTCTGATGATACCGCGAGTGTTCCACCATTCAAGTCCTTGTTTGCCGCAAGAATCTCACGGAAATACTTTGCTGAGAATGAAATTGGTTCAATGTCTTCGGTAACTTCACAATCAATATCAAGAGAGATGCGATTTGAGTTTAGATTAGAATGACCAAGAACAACTTGATACTTATTCAACTTTTGATTCTTGACAAGAGTAAAGTGTTCAATTTCAGGAAGAGCTCCCTTAGCACGGATAAACTTATCAATGAATTCCTTTGTCAACTTGATTGTAAGTTGGAACGGAGGAAGTTGCTTCAACTCTGGCGTTGGTGGAATAACTGCCATGTCAGCCAACATATAGTTTACCGTTGTTGAGTTATCGTCAAGTGTAAGTGAGAATGCCTTGTCTTGTGCAAGATTGACATTGAAATTGATGTCATTACCAAGAACACCGAGCAACTTTACAAGAAGGTCGGTATTGTAAACACCGAGCTTTGACTTTGTTCCGTTGAATGTGTTCATCTGAACTTCTCCTACCACCGACTTATCGTCAGAGATAAACCGAGTTGAAAGAGAACCATTAGAGTTCCAAGCAACCGATTGAACCAAACCGTTTAGGTGATACTTACTAATGAAGTTCATCAACCTTGACTTTTCCATATTTACTCCTGTCTAAATTTATTTGTTAGAATTGAAAATAATTCTGAATAAGAGATTCTGTAATTTCTTTGTTTTTGATTTCTGTTTCTACTGGCTTCAATCTTTCATTCGCAATACTAATATACTCAGAATTTAGTTCACATCCAAGATATTTTCTATTATTTCTCATTGCGACCAAACCAGTTGTTCCTGACCCGAAGAATGGGTCTAATACAATTCCACCTTCAGGTGAACCTGCAATAACACAAGGTTCAATCAAATCAGGTGGGAAAGTTGCAAAGTGTGCTCCGTGAAATGGTTTTGTTGTGATAGACCAAACAGAACGTTTGTTTGCCTTCTGATACTTTCCGTTTGTTCTATCTCTTGTTCCCCAATCTTGTTTGACCGGTTCCTTTATACTTTCCGCATCATAGTAATATGTCTTTGACTTGGAAAGAAGGAAAATATACTCGTGAGATTTTGTACATCTATCCGATACAGATTCAGGCATAGGATTTGGTTTGTGCCAAATAATATCCTGACGAAGATACCACCCGTCATTACGAAGAGCAAATGCAACCATCCACGGAATTCCAATAAGGTCTTTTGGTTTTAGACGCAACTTTCGCATGACAGCCATATTATCGGTTGGGCGGACTTCACCTTTACCACCTATGTTATGATAGTGTTGATTTATAGATACACCATCGGAAGCCCGTATCGACTGATATTCAGACGAACCTTGCCCACTTGATCCTTTCCCGCCGACGTAACTATCACCTAAATTCAACCAAAGAGTCCCATCATCACGAAGAACACGTTTTACTTCTCTGAATACTTCTACCAACTTTTGGACATATTCTTCAGGTGTTTTTTCCAATCCAATTTGTCCATCCGCACCATAATCACGAAGAGCGTAATAAGGTGGCGAAGTTATGCACGTATTTACAATACCTTCCGGTAATGATTTCAGAGATTGGATGCAATCACCTTCCAATATAACGTTGGTATCTATCATTAGAATTGGAAGTAACTTTGAATAATACCATCTGCCTTTTTCATATTCTCATCCTTGAGATGAATTGGGTCAAGACGATTCTTTGCAACTTGGATATACTCTGGATTCAACTCACAACCAATGTAAGTTCTTCCGTTCTTGATTGCAACTGCACCAGTTGTTCCTGCACCAAAGAATGGGTCAAAGACAATACCACCTTCGGGAGCACCAGCAAGAACACAAGGTGTGATAAGGTCTTCGGGATAAACTGCGAAGTGTGCCCCTTCGTATGACTTTGCTCGGATAGGAACATTCCACACAGAACGTTTGTTTCTAAACCCATCGTTCTCTGGGGCATTACCTGAATACGAACCAGGTTTTAGTGCGTTCTTCTTTCCACCAATCGGAGAAAGATGTTCTCTGTCCATCTTTGAAACAGAACGTTCTCTGATAGCTTGGTAGTCAAAGTAATAGTCAGGGTTCTTCGTCATCAAGAAAATATACTCGTGTCCCTTTGTACATCTATCCGTGACTGACTCAGGCATTGGGTTTGGCTTTGCCCAAATAATATCCTGACGAAGATACCAACCATCTTCTTGGAGAGCCATTGCAGTTCTCCACGGAATACCCATAAGATTCTTTGGTTTCAAAGTTTGGACACTTGTCTTCTTGAATGTTCCAGTTGTAGTTCCTTTACTACCAGCTTGAATCTTTGACTTCTCTGATAATCTAACTACACCATCTCCGTAAGCACCCTTGCCACTTCCAGCATATGAATCACCAAGATTCAACCAAAGAGTTCCGTCATCACGAAGAATACGACGAACTTCTGCAAACACTTCAACCATCTTATCAATGTATTGTTGTGGTGTTTCTTCTTGACCAATCTGACCATCTTCTCCGTAATCACGAAGACCATAGTAAGGTGGTGAAGTAACGCAGGTGTTGATAAAAGCATCCGGCAACTTCTTCATTGATTCAATACAGTCGCCTTCTAAAATGATATTTGTTTCCATAACATCTCTGTTTGTTTTACTAATGTTCTAATATACGAAATCTTTTAGAAAGAAAAAAACTTTTGTGCATTCTTTTTATGTTCCGATGGAAATTCCCATTTGAGTGCTCCATAAAAAGCACGAAGCTTACCGTCAAGTTCAGAGTTGAACAATTCGTGTGCATCAAAGTGTTCCTTTACGAATTGAATAATTTCATCAGGGTCAGAGTCCCCACGAAACGCAAGTTCTTCCAAACCAAATCTGTTGTTCTTTAGATAAGCAACCTTCACCTTATCACCGTTTTTGATTGGTGGATATTTGGCAGGACACTTGAACATCTTCAACAATTTGTTGTAGTTGATTGCAGCTTTGACGTGTGATGGTGTTCCCTTTGCAAATGCACCAAGAACAGAATCCTTGACTGGTTCTTCATACTTCTTGATGTCTTTGATAGAAGAGTTCTTAGCAACTTCTGCAAACAGAACTTCACCCAACTGACGTTTGAATGTTAGAATGTTCTCATCAATCTCATCTTTATTCTTTGACTTTAGAATGTCAACAAGAACTTCTTTCATAAACTTTTGGAATGACTTCGGGAATGAAGAACGAACAACGTCCAGTCCTTTCACTTCCAACTTATCCATCGGAACACCGTTGTCCGAGATAATCCAAAGAGCATACCTCTTCTTCTTCACCCAAAAACCGGTACGTCCAATCATTTCCTGTTTGATTTCAAGTCGGTGTTTCTCTGTGTTGAATACCTTTTTGGCAAACACATCATAGAAGTGGTTGACGTAATTTTGAACTTCGGTAGCAATCTCGTAAATCTTACCCGTCATCAACTCAACGTCGTCCGTATCAATATCAGGAAAACGATTCTTTACAAGTGGTAAACACGAAACGAACACAGAGTCAGTATCAACATATTGAACATAGTCAAGGTCATCTGTTTTCAATTCTTTGTTGTACTTCATATTGATTGCAGCTTCGGTCTTCTTGATAACCGTTTGACCTGAAAGAGTTACGGCTTCGGCATTATCAATATCGTAGAAACGAAACGCTGGTAGACCTAACACACCGTACAGAGAGTTCAGAAGAATCTTTTGAACCAACTGACGCTTCTTATAGAACTCATACTTTTCATTGTCTCCTTCTTTACCCCACTTCTTCATCGCGTCTTTGTATTCAACACGTTTGTCAAACCATTCGTTTAGGATAGCTGGGATAAGACCAACAATGTCTGTGTTATACATCACACCATTCGATGCAACTGTATAACGATACTTCTCCAAGAACTTGACCAACTTTTCTTTACTTACTTTCTCACCATTTACAATGTACTCATCCTTTTGACCACGAATAAATTCATCAGCATCCCAATCTAGAATCTTTGCCACCTTTGTTTCAGGTGAGATGTTCAAGGTCATAATGATAGACGGGTACAGAGATGTCAAGTCCAAGTCATACATCCATTCATACTTACCGGGTATCGGGTCTTTCACGAAAGCTCCGATGAAACCTTGTTCACCCGATTCCTTCAACTCTTCCATCTTCTCACGTCGGTCAGCTGGTTTGTTTGGAGCAACAATGTTTCCTGCTCGTTTGAGATACGTTAGAAGAGCACCTTCAAGATACTTTGATGAATATACGAAGTCCTCATACGGAACGTGACCAACGTGACAAATAGCTCGGAGTAGGTCAATGTACTGTAACTTCTTATCCAATTCAAGGATAAGTTCAACGTCGGTAATGTTATATTCAATGAAGGTTTCAATATCGTTTTCCATCAAAGCATCAAGGTTTCCTTCATACTCAATCTTACCACGTCCTAATTCTTTCATAGAGATTGCGTTCAAAGCATACGATGGAAGTTCACCATAGAAAAACTTTTTATACACAACCATGTAGTCCAACATAGAAGTACCAGCGATAGAGTATCGGTTTCTGTATGGAGAGTAATACATCTCACCAATAGTCGAAAGTTGGTTTGCCACTTTCTTACCCAACACTCTCTTTATACGATTGTAAAGATACGGAACGTCGAAGTTGTCAACGTTCCAACCTGTCATAACGTGTGGACGGATTGTCTGAATTGCATCAATAAACTTTAGAAGAAGGTCTTTCTCATTCTGACAAGAAACAATATGACGATTACCGATTGTCTTGCTTTCTACTCTCTTTCTTTTGTCGAGGATGAGAACCGTATATTCACTTGTAGCCGAGTCGTGATACGCAATAGAAGTAACTTCATTGTTTCCCAACTGCGGATCAGGAGTTCCCGTAATCATCTCGACCTCAATGTCAAACGCCATCGTTACAATACCTTCAGATGGCATATCCGAGTCACCATACATATCAACAAGAATACGAGTTGTCTCAGGAACATCCGACTCAAATAAATTTGGGTCATTCTTTACAAACGATGTTACACGAGAAAGTTTATCACCGTGAAGTGATTGATACTTTCCGTTCGGGTCTTTCTTGTACGCATAAGGTGTATAGTTGAAGTGAGTCAATCCCTTCTTGTCATCCCATACCCATGCTTCATTCGTCGTCGTCTTTACGAAAATATTTTGATACATAACTTCCTTTGATTATTGTCTTTTAATATACGAAGAATATTCCATAAAACCAAAAGGGAATCCGAAGATTCCCCTTTTATTTTTCCGATGTAAACTCAGTTAGATACTACGATAAACAACGTAGTGACACTTCGCGTATGTGCTACCCGATACTGTCAATCCTCTAAATGAGATTGTATCAGCCGATGTATCTACCTTTGTGTAGAAGAATGATGAACCACTTGCGTCAGTGTCAATTGATGTTACAACTACATCTGTTGCAGTAAGACCAGCAACAGAAACCGAACCAGAGCCAGAACCTGCAGTTAGTGCAGACATTGTGATGATACCCGAAGCGATGATTGATGGGCCAAGAGACATGATTCCTGTTGCTTCAGGAAATGTAATAACAGAATCAGGTGTACCTGGCGTAACAGCACCGTGTGAACCGACTCTTGTAGCGTCGGAACTAGTCGAGCCTTG